CTTATTTCCAACAAGTTGAAGTAAAAGATACAGGAAAGAAGCCAAAAAAATTACCACAAGAACGCAAAGATGTGTGGTATAATGATAAACCTATTTTAACACCCTTTAATTTATCACCACCAACCTTATCTTCTAAGGGATGGAATAGAGTGGATTTTGAAAAATTTGTAGCAAACCAAATAATATATGCGACATTATACTTTGATGAAGGTACAGATAATGTACACACATCACGAACGACAATATTATGTTTAAAGGGTAACCTTTATTTAATTAATTATCATTCTATATCAAAGATGTTTGAGAAAGATCTTTCAACTATTCAGATAGACTTATTGAGTGAGCCTAAAAATAGAGGTGTTACAGCAAATTGTACTATTCAATTAGCAAAAGGAAATGTTATGCCATATCCAGAACAAGACTATGCTTTGATAATGATTTCTAATATTCCACCTAGGCAAGGAGTGTACAAGTATTTGATGCTTGATTCTTATGTGCAAGATCAAAGAGGATTTTATACTCATATAGATCAATCTGGACATAAGACTGTAAATAATGTAAGAAATATATGCCGGATGAAAAAGATCGATGAAAATTCAAAAAATACATTTGAAATTTGGTCAGGACAAGCAGACATCGTAACACAGTATGGACATTGTGGTTCTCCTTTATTTTTGGATACCCCACAAGGGTATGCTTTTGCTGGTATACACGCTTATGGTGGTATAACTAATGGTGTTGCTTCCTTATTGATCTCAAGAGATATGGTTGAACAACATTTAGATTGGATTCCAAATCCTACAGAAATGTTTCCACAAAGTGATCTTGTCGAATTGCACCCTAAATCGACATTTAGATACTTAGAAGATGGATCAGCAAATGTTTATGGATCAGTTAAAAATGCTTTTGTGAATACAGGTAAAAGTCGAGTATCAAGAACCCCTATAGCAGATGAGTTAGAAAAGCATGGCTATAAACAAAAGTTTTTTGCCCCAAAATTAGGTGGTTGGGAGCCTTTTAATATAGCAGCTCAAGACCTCGTTAAACCAATAACCATGTTTAATGAGGGTATTTTAGCTGAATGCGCTTCAGCTTTTGTGCAAGACATTAAAAAGAGTGGTATAGATTTTTCTATACTCGAAGTATATGATCTAGAGACTGCTGTTAATGGTGCGCCAGGTATAGCTCATGTTAATAAAATACCTAGAAATACTAGTGCAGGTTTCCCTTTTAATAGATCCAAACAACATTTTTTAAAAGCAATACCAGCATTTGATAATTTTCAAGATCCTGTTGAGATAACACCGGATATGATGAAACGAATAGAGGACCTTAATGAAATCTATTCAGCTGGAAATTCTGCAGGTATTGTATTTAACAACTGTTTAAAGGATGAACCGGTTTCAGAATCTAAACTACAGACTGGGAAAGTAAGATTATTTTCAAGTGCACCAATGGATTGGAC